CTCGCGAAATTGATCAAATAAAGCTATGAGTTATTCTACAGAAAACTACCAAAAACTATCGGACATCTTCGACCCTGACAGGTCCAGTCTATACATAAGGACTATAGACTCAGTGTCTCAGTCTTTCGGATGGATAACCGAAAGGGCCCAAGAGACCGAAGCCGAACTCCGATTGCTGAGCGAGGCTATGGAAATCAGAAATGAGGAGGAAGAGATGAAAAGACCCGCACGAAATGAAAGTCTGGTGGAAACCCCAGAAGAAAGCAGAGAAGAAGAGGAGGAAATAGTTCGCAATGAGGGAACAGAAACAGAATCAGAATCAGAGAACGGGAATGATGTGGAGGAGAAGGTGTGGTCCAAGGAAGAAATTTTGAGAGAACTTGATTTTAGAGGGAACTTGCAGAGAGACTTTGTTGCAGCTGGATTCAACGGCGACAGGATCCCCTACTACCTTATCGATCAGACCTATGAGGCTCACATGGGATTTGGACCTGTTTGCGCCGAGGATTACAACTATCCAGAGGAGCCATGGTTCAAGTGTCAAGGCAAAGGAATTACATATTACGACAGGGGTGTTGGGCAGTTAGGCAATGATCCCAACGGCCCTCTGCTCAACTTATACCCAGGGAAAAATCCCTCAAACGGCAGGAAAAACACGGGCATTGTTAGCCTAATGGTAGCTGGAGAGGAGGTGAATAAGCCAACAAGGACATGTCTGTCGGAAACCTTTGGCTGCTACCCGGATGAGGACAGAATTCATGTCATCAGGGGAAACGAGAGATGCTGGGCCGATTTCGTAGAAGACGATTCGGGACTCGTGCTAATGTGGCATGTGTCAAAAGTTAGGTTCGGAGGCTCTCGACTTCTCTCAGCAAGCCAGATGAAGAGAATCGCAGTTCAATCCGGGAAAATCTCTGTTTTCTGGGGATTTGGCAAGGATTCTGTGTTTGTGAGGAAGGGAAGAACCTGTCTAGAACGAGAGCCGTTCACAGTAGGATATTACCCAATCATTTGTCTTGGAGCCAGCCTCCAGCTGGATCCTCATCTAGGAGGACCTATTAGGAAAACGTGCCTATTTGAGACTCTAAAACGGTGCGCGATAGAAGGGTCAGGTGCCGAAAATCTCTTATACCCAGAAATGAAGAAATTGTCCGAGCTAGACGTGGACATGGAAGATATCGAAACATACTTCCAAAGCAAGAAATTGTACTGGAAGAAGTTCAGAGACGGCCACTGCCACATTGACACCGAATACTTCCCCGGAGGAAAGGTTATCAAAATGGGAAAACAACTTTACTGGAGATGCGGAGACTCAGACATTTTGGGAAGAGTGATTGATGAACCCATATGGGATGCGTTCTGCACCAATACACTATACACATTGGCGGTGGAGGGAGATCAGGAGACATTCTTCTCGAGTGTTAATTACGACATGTCAGCAGCACCGATGTCTGGAGGAGCATGGCTAGAGTTAACAAAGAAATCCGAAGGAAAAGGCGAGAAATCCATTGACGAGTATGAATGGTTTTGTTCGTATCCCTCTCCGAAAACAGCAGTGAGGTTTCCAGCCGCAAGCTCTCTGTCCAATGAACAACCGAAATCCAGAGTTTACGCACCTAAAGTGCCCAGGAGGAGATTAATGGACCACGAATTATTCTCTGTCGGCATAACAAAATCCATGAGGAGCGATGGGAAAGTTGTATATTGCCTTCCGTGCTACCCGGTAGGTTGCTTATCAGACTGGTGCAAGTGGAAAATTGAAAGCGAGAAATGCATTGTGGAAACCCCCACAGGGTACATTGACAGAGTGTCGGCCAAAGGACGAAGCACAAAATCTCTCCTGGTGCTGACAAACGAAACCGACCAGATGAGACAGGAACTGCTTAGAGTTGCTCTAGCAGAGAAGAAGTATAGAGTCAAGGACGATGACAAGGAGTTCGAGGACTTCGTCTCCCAAATGGCCGAGAAGAGCAAATATTTCCAAGAAATCACCGACTTAGACGTAGACAAATGGCAAAGACTCCGACATGAAAGGTGTGCCAGGATTTTAGCATCGTTCCTAGGTGTTAGCTTCGAAGGAACAGATGTAAATCTGCCGCACCGATTTGATTATTTCGGAGAAGGATACAACAAAACCCCTGATTTCGCCATAGAGCTTGATGGAACCATGGTATTGATCGATGTTAAGACCACAGTGGGCGATCCTGTCCGTGTCTCAGAGGAACTAATGGAAAAATACGGACCTCTTAAGGAAGGTTTGCAACAACACCTGAACCAGGCTGTCCTGGTGGCAGCAGTCATTTTTGTATTCAAAGAGAACTCCATGTCCGTATTGATGACAGATGCAATTAGGAACCATGTGTCCAGAGACGATTTAGAAAGAGCTGCAAAATACATTCATTTCCATGAGAAAGGAATGAGGAAAATGAGGAACTACGAGCCGGCAATGAGGTCAAAGAACCTATTGTACCAAGATAAGAAGGGAGACTTCTTCAGAGAGTACTGCAACTGGGTCATGAAGAGAGTGGACCTGAAAGCCCCAGACCATCTCTCGATGGAAGGCACATACGAGGGTGATGTAAAACTGGTTAGCGCCAAGGCGGAATCACTAAAAGGAAACGATATCTTCTCTTACATGAAACCGAACTCAAGAGGAGCCAAGAAAATCGACTACAAACAAATCGCTATTGAGATTCTCAGGAAATCAGACAAGGAGAGAGACCCCAACTATGTTTCAGAAGTCAGGCGAAAACTGTTCGAAAAACTGAAAATTAGAAGGAATGTCGGCTGCCCAGAGAAGGTTGGGAAATTCAACATGTTTCCCTGCTTGGGAGAAATCAAAAATAGAGAACTAGGAGACTTTTATAACGGAGAAAACGGTCAAGTGTTTGTGATGTTCGAATTTGATGACGGCACCATAGCCCACCTGGATATGGAGGAAGTAATAGATGATAAGTCCAGAAAGCCCATCGATGCAGGTTGTTCTTTGGTGGAAGTGGCCGCTTTCAATTCGATCTCGGAAAAAGTGATTTCAACAGGGCTTGAAAAGTTTGCTGCTCTGCAAACCGAACTCTTCGAAAACATCATGTATATGGAAGGCAGAAGAAGTGCCAGCAAGTATCAAATCAGGGAATTAGCAAAAAGCCCGAAGTACAGAGGCGCCACCAGAAAACTCCTAAAGAAAGCAGGCGCAACTGTGAGCAAAAGATTTCCTGGATACACCATAGTCATAAGGAAAGGCAGTGCCATAACGAAGGAGAAACAAATTAAAGTGAAACTCTTCATTCATAAAGAGAATCAGTTCAACCATGACTGGCTAAAATGCTGTGGAGAAACAGGCTGGTCAAAATGGTACACACTCGGACTTTCCCAGATAGGTCATCTGGTTCGCGCAAACGAAATGAGGTCAGGAATAGGCATGTCGGGGATGAACAAAACGTGGATGTCAAAAACCTTCCTCCTGTACTTCTTCATGAGGCCGGCTACAGCCGAGATAGCGCAGAATGCTAGATATGCATGGACAAGTGCGCTGTCCATCAATGGGGACAAAATGAAACTTGTTGACACGATACTCCCGGATTTCAACACGTCTCGTATCGACGGAGTCGTCATAAACTATTTGTGCCTTTGGTGGGATCAGATGTTATCAGAGTCAGCAGACCAGATACGGAGGAAGGAAACAATGGAGCTCAGCACAGCGGCAGAATATGATCACATGATGTTCCCGTCGTTCTGGGACCCTTCGGAGAGAGTTGGGAGCGAGACAACAATGCTGGAGATATATTTCTGCAACATGAGCTCCAGATCGTTCGGATTCTCTTCTCACAAGCAAAACAAAATGGTCGAGAAACTCTTGGAATGCGAAACAAAATGGAGGAAACAATGGGAAGACATCGGCACCCATCACGGAGATCATAGCATGCTGGACTGCATAAGAAACCCGGCCATGTTCAAGTACGCTAGAGACGAGTTATACGACGCTTCCGAGACACTATTGAAAGACAAAGTCTACAGAGTCCAGCCGTGGGTAACCTTCTCAAGAAGCCTGCTAAAGAAATTGGATGAACTATCTACACTGAAATCTAGCGTAGAGGGGAAAAGCGGGGCATTCGACGAAAACAGAAGGAAGAAAGCAGCAGAGAACTTTTTCGAAATGTACAAAAAGTCTGGACTCCTCGGAATAGTATCAAACCTCCAGTCCTTGGATCAGCAGCAACCCTTCTACAATGATGTTTTCCCAAAAGAGCAAATAGGCACAAGGGAAATCACGATCTTATCTGCAGAAACCCGAATCAAAGTGTGGCCTGTCGAGAGGCTGTTTGAAGCTTTCTGCAAAGAAAATCCAAACGAGATGATAACAAGTAAGGAGAAGGAACAGCTGCAGGTTGAGACCCTAAGCTCCTTCAGAGAAACCAGGCTGAAGTACATCAGGGCCGGAATCCCCAGTAATGTCTCATACCACGGTTTGGACGCAACCAGATGGTCTCCAGGCTTTAACACAGCACAGTTCGGTACTTTGGCTGAGTCCTTGTGCAAGATGACGCCAAGCTTAAAAATATATGCACAATCCGTATTTGCGCTACTGTTGGAAAAAGAAGTCCGAATGCCTGAGTCATGGGTCCACAGAGCCATGAAACAAGAGAGTAAAATGATCGATAGAGAGTTCTCCAACTCCCAAGAACAGCAAATTGCGAGGGAAGTCATTAGGAACCAAGGAAGAATGAGGAACAAATCAGGAATGGGGCAAGGAATAGCACATCTGACGTCCTCTTGGAACCACTGTGTGGTCGTAGACACAGAACAACGAGTCTCACATGTTATTGCAGAAATACTAGGGATCAAATCATATGTGAGCAGAGCACTAGTCTCATCGGACGACAAAACATTTTTCCATTTCTGGGTTGCTAGAAACTCCCATGACAGCATGAGATTCGCCAATGCACTCTGGGGAGTGTCCTGCTTTGTGTCACCCTTTTCCAACATCCACCAAAACGTAAAGAAAAGTTTTGACTCGCCTGTAATAGGAGAATTTAACTCGTACTTCTCGGTCGGGAAGAAACCACACTACGCCTGGATCAAGGATGTTTACTCGGCGACCGCTGTTCCGAACATGACCAACCCGGAGCAAGCGGTTGAGTCCAAGCTGTCCGACATGAGAAGACTAGTGGAACACGGTGTAGCCTGGGACAGGCTAAGACCATTCTATAATGTGGTCAGGGATACCCTGATCAGAAGGTATACCTATAGGCAATCAGACATCGACAAGCTCTGCACCATGCTACACTGTAATGAGTATGAGCTGCCACCTCAGCTAGGATTCATGCCTTCGGAATCAAACGCTCTAATTAGCATGTTATACACTAAGGAAGCAGCAGCTTTCAGAGGGGGACCTGTGCTTCAGAGATTCTATAGGAATTATTACTCGAACTCAAAAACACATGGGTTGGGAGGACTGCAACTCGGGGGGAAACACAGCATTTCTCTGGACATGAGATTCGATCAACGAGCTGCTAAGATGAGAGGAGAATTGCTTCAGAAAGCTGGTTTCTCGGAAAAGGACGCCAAAGTATTTCTGAATAGGATGGCCATGGGGAAAATATCAGGGAACAGCGACCCAACAGTGGTGCTCATGAAAATGTTGAGCTTTCCGATGCAGCTAAAGGATGAAGATGAGATCACGACAGCACTCCCTGTGCACAGTCTGATAAGAGCAGCACAAGCAGCGAGGAAAGTTAGAGTTTCTGGATTCGATGGGCACGCAAAAGGACTTGTAGAAGCAGCGTCCTGGATCCTATGGAAATCAGATGACCCGAACATCGCATCTAACTATGTTTTCTTCCAAGCTTCCGCCAGCATTTCAGATGCGTTTGACAGGCTGATATCCAAAACCGGGAGTGTGCGCTGGAAGATTTCACACGGAAGAGTGAAGCCTAGAAACTACAACATGACTCTAACAGGCCGAGGAACTAGAGTAACAATACAAAATTTTACGACAGACATTCTGTGTTCGCCTGATCCGAAAATGGCAACAGCGAGGAGAATAACAGCACTGGAGGCAACTAGTGGAGGCCTAGCCTCTGGGGAATTACTGTCCACGGACCCGATGAAGTTCATGAGAGTCAATTTTGGAGAAGATGAAACGTACGTCAAAGCAGAAAACTTCTTTGAATTCTTCATTAGCAGGCAGAACTTTAACTCCATAAGAATTCCTCTCGTGCAGCCACCAGACATTACCGGCGAAAGGAACCTTGCCATTGTCTTATCTGAGGTCATGAAGACCGGGATGATAGCGAAAGTTGAGTGGGACAACTCAGAAGAAAACGAAGTTGCAGCAAATCTTGTTGTCAAGAACCAAGTCATGATTCCGCCAAAAATTATCAGCCCGAAGTGCTCCTGGGAAGTTCAAGTGATTAATTTGTGGTGCTCAATTCGAACAGGATCAGACTCGTCTCATGGAACACTAAGATTCGTCAATGATCAATTCCAGCTTCTCTTATGCTCAAACGCCATGTACATTAGGGAAATGAGAGTGCATGAAAGGACACACAAGCTCTTCATTAAAAATCCGGACGACGACATAGACCCTGTTTTCCTAAGGATAGCCAAAAGAGACATAGAAACACATGAAGGCGGTGTCCTGATTCCTGGAAACAAGTACGAGGACCCATCCGGCTTGATGTTCAGCAAGGTTTGGCCCCCTTTCCAGGCATCCATGGAAGGAACAGATCTGAAGAGGGATCTGGTCATTTGGACATTAGCAAGGAAAATCACTCTTTACACGATCGAGACCAAGAGCACAGGGTTAGCGTTCCCTGTTCTAGAGAAGCCGTCCTCAGAAACAGAACTCATCAACACTCTAAACGAAATGGACTTTCCTCTATCCCAGACTCTAAGGCCAAAGTCGGGACCTGGTTTCAAACCTCAATCCGCAGGAAACTTTGACTTTCTTGTCAACATGAGAGCAGGACTCGAAAGCCTGGTCAGCGTTGACACCATATACGATACTGAACCGGAAGAGACAGACGACGAGGCAGCTAAGCTAGCAAAGCACCTTGGAGCTCTAGGAGAAATGCTGAAGGACCAGGAAGAAGAGAAGCCGGATGTGGAGACATCCAACAGATCAAAAGGGTCTTTAGCAGGTTTCAAAAACCAGTTAGGTTACTTCATTGCTGCTCAATACATGCCAAAGAACTTCATGGATCTACAAAGAGGCAACTTATGGCTGGGATACTCCATACTAGGACGACTCTCGGAAAAGGGAATGAATAAGAGATGTGTTCAACAATGCATCATGGCGGCAATTTCCGGAAAACAAGTTCTAGACGACATGCCGGTGGCTGTTCGACAAGCGGACATGGACAGAATCATGTTTGTAGAAGATAAACCAGAGGAAGAAGAATCCCCCGAAGGAGATTTAGTCCCAATTGTTAGCGACTACACACCCTCAGAGATGAAAATACTGCATGAGAGACCAGAGCCCCCGAAAGAAGCATTCAATATAGACGATATGAACACAATAGAAGAGTTAGAGGACATGCTGGAAAAGGAAGAGAACACTGAGATAATGAAAGAGGAAGAAGAAAGACGCATCACAGAAGAGACAAATAGATATCTGCAAGAGAACTTTAAGGATGCCATTAGCAGAATGAGGTTAGTTGAGGCAAGCAGACCAGTGGAGAAAGAAATCGAAGAAGAAGATGAGGAAGCCGACTCAGTGCTTTTGGAACTTCCGGACAGACTCCGAGAAGGTGACATGTCCAACAATAGGGTGTCTGTAACAGCCAACACCGAGAACACAAGGGAAATACACGCAAACCCAAAGAAGGCTGGACTTTTAAAGAGAATCAATAAGTTCGCAAGGAGACTGGTCGGCAAGAAAGAAGAGGACAAAGAAATTAAGAGAACAAAGAACGACGAAGAAAAGGCAAAGAAGAAAGGAGCCTTGAGGGGAAAGGTGTCTGGTTTCTTTAAAAGGGTCTTCAAAAAGGATTGAGTGTCACTGGTTTCGTGATTTCTTGAAGATCAGGGATGCTGTGTCTAGGATGGAAAGGAAGGAGTACACAATAAGGTTCGCG